AACTTCATCCATTTCGGATTGTCCTCGCCGTACACCTCACGGGCCACCCAGCAGAAAATGCTGGTCAAGAGATACGGAAGGGCCGCAGCGCCAATCTGACCAGCGGCAGAGGTCGTGCCAGCGGACCGGGCGGCAGATCCGCTCAATTCCGCTGACTTGATGGCTGCCTCGTAGTTCTTCTGGGCAATCTCACGCGCCAACTGGGCGTTGACGTTGCTGCCGTACACGTCCGCCGGATAGGCGCCAAGCGGGTTAAACGTGCCACTCATCAGGCTGGCAATCGGGGAGAACAGATTGCCGGTCTGGATGTTCGCCGTGTTCAGGATGTTGCCGTAACTCTGCTGCATGGCAGCACGGGCTTGGTCCTCACGCGCCTGCCGAACGGCTTCACGGTTGAGGATTTCGGCTCCGATGGCACCGCGTCCCATGGTCTGGCCACGGGCGCCATAAGCCTCACGGGCAGCCTGCTGGGACTGACGGACATCCTCGGGGGACAGCATTCCAGCCTGCCGCTGCTGCAAGCGAGTCAGATCACGCTGATACTGGTCGATAAGTCCGCCTTCAGCTTGGCTGATGCCCTTCGGCATAAACTGCTGGTACAGGTCGCCGTACATCTTCTGGATGGCGGCTTGGTTCTGCTGGAGAGCAGGGAGGGTCTTTGCCAGTTCAGCGGCAATGTCACGCTGCGTCATGGCGGATGACGTGCTGGTGGTAGATGGAGGCGTGGCCGTTCCGGTTTGCGTGATGGCTGGAGTAGCTGGAAAGGTCGGCGTAATCGCCGTAGGCGTGGTCGTAGTCGGCGTCGTTTGCGTCGGCACCGTCACGGCAGGAGGAACGATTACCGAAGTGGAAGGCGGCGTAATCGTAGGAACAGATGTCGTAACGGGAATGGGGTTCACCGTCTGACCTGTTTTTTCCGCAATAACAGGAGGAAGTGTAACAGGTTGTGTTCCCCACGCAGCCGTAGCCTGATCCAGCAGTTTACGCATATCCTCCGAGGACATGGTTGGGGTGGTTGTTCTCGTTCCGGTAACTGCGACCGCAGGCAACTGCGTCACGCCGTCTCCACCGCCAGCTCCGGTATCGCCACCAGTAGTAGTTGATGGGGTTTGCGACAGGTTAAGCGTGGCTACCGGCAGCCGGCTGGACGTCACTTGGAACGGGTCCATGACCGTCACTCCGGGGGCCGTTGTAGCCACGCCACCAAGCAAAGCGTTACCACCTGTAAGGGGTTGGTTGATGTACTGATTAGCGTCCAGAATGAAGTTCGGACCTTGGCCCAGCGTCGATTCATTCACCCGATACGGATCCATGGTTACCACGCCCGTGGTAGCCGTGTTGGTGATGTTGCTAGTGGTGGTGACAGGGGCGTTGCCACCAGTCATCACGCTCTGGTCGATTCCGATGTTCCGGTAGGGCGTTTGGCCCAACGTAACGCCGCTCATGTCCGCTGCCGTGGTGGTAGCGTTGGGATTCCACGTTCCCCAGTTAGGAGCCAACTGCGTGATGTCCGTGCGGACGTTCCACGGGTTGATCATATCACCCAGCGACAGGTTGCCGCCAATCATGCTGCCAGACGGCCCAAAGCTGATGGAGGTAGCCGGAGGGGCGAAGGCGACGCCTACGTTAGCAAATTGGCTGGAACCGCCCAGAAGCGTACCGTAACCCGTGTCCGCACCAATCGGGAACCCGCCCAGCAGGGTGTTGGGGACGTCAAAGATGTTCCCTGGTGACGAGAACGACGGCAAGCCGCCGGCATCGGCCTCAAGCGTGGTGTAGCGTACAGGTTCAGCCATGGTTATCCGACAGCCGCAGTACGGCTGACCTCCAGTAGGTTGGTTCCGTCAGAAAGAAACGTGATTTGGAAGTACTTGTTGGTGCCCGTCAGGGTGTACGTTCCCGTGGTCTTGAAGTTGGTCCCGAAGGTGATCACATTGCCACCCGTACCGTCCGTCGTGAACGAGATGCGGAGGATGTAGCCGGCGCGTGGAACGGACGCCGCGTTGATGGTGCTGGCCGTGCTGCTGGAGCAGGCGATGCGGCGGGCATTGCCATCGGACGTCGTGAACGTGAGGCTGATGGTCCCGCTAAAGCTGACCGTGCTGTACGTCTCGTACAGCGGGGTTGCTTGGGTGATCGTCGTGCCACCGGACAACGTGGGGGCCGCGTAAGTGTTACCGGACGCCAGCATGGCGGTAACGATCTCGTTGGACCCAACCGTGACCGTTGGCTGGGCCAGCAGGTTCAGCTTCGTGTAGGTGATCGGGTCAGTCGTACCCGTGAAGGTGTACCCTGGATTTACGTTAGCCATGGTTAAACTTGGACGAGGTTGGCGCGTTGTCCCGGTCGGGTCTCGTAACCCAAGGACATAACACTGATGAATCCTTGCGTGTTGGTGACCTCCAGCCAGCTTAAACGACCTTGCCGGCGGGTCAGCAGCGGGAGCCGGAACTCTTGGATCATCTCGGGCTGGAAGCCGGTGCCGGGCTGCACGCTATCGGGTCCAGTCGAGTAATCTTTCCGGTACGCCCGATTGTAGTCGTTGTTGGCGTTGGTCAGGTCGTACGCCGAGTCGTTGAACTTCCAGCTTTCCGAGCGGGTGTACGTCTGGTCGGTCAGGAGCGTGCTTTCCTCGCTGGCACCTTCCGTGAAGGACGCCACGGAGAACTCGGGGCGGTTGGTGCCGAGGTCAACGTACAGGCGCCGCTGGAAATGGTTCAGTTGCTCGGTGTCGTAGGCGCGGGTGACGAGCTGGGTGCTGATCTCCGCCAGTGTCGTGCCACTGATGTCGTTCTGCCCTTCGTCCGTCACGAAGATCCTCCCGTCCTCCGTAATCGCGTGCAACCGTTGCAGGCCGAGGTAGTCCACCACCTGCCAGCCTTGGATGCACATATTCATCGTACTGGAGAAGGACCATTCACCGTACCATTGGTCGGTGACGAAGTTATGCACCACCACGGCGTTGCAGAACAGGCTGTTGTCCAGCGGTAGGGCGACGTAGAGCTTGTTGTTCCAGTAGCCGAGGCTGATCTTGTACGCGACCTCCCAGTTCACCCGGTCCATGATCCGCTTGATCTTGGTGGAGAGCGGCAGAATCTTGTGCTGGAGGCTGTTGTTCGTGCTGGTCAGCGTCAGGAGGTTGATGTTCCGGTTGCTGACGTAGGCCAGATCGGGACCAATGGAGGTAACGGCGTTGATACCTACCAGACCAACTTGGCGGGTAACCTCCGTGACCGTCACGTCCGACAGGCTGCCCTCGACGTTCTGGAGCAGGAGGACGGACTTGTTCTTGAAGGCGACCAGGCTGTTCTGGCCGAAAGGGAACGTGGCTACGACGTAGTCGCTGTTGCCCGTGTTCAGGTTGAACTCGTTCGCCAGCGGGTCGTAATCCGTGAACGCCAGTACGTCCGACGCTGCGATGCTATCCTTGCCATTCCTGACCCACAGCCGGTTCTGGTAGTAGGTGGCTTGGTTGCTGTTGGGGATGCTGTTAAACGAGGCGGAAAGGGTGGTATCGGGCACCTCGGCGAACGACCCGTTCCAGTCACCATCCCAGTACAGCGGCTTGGCTGTATCTCCACGGAAGATGTAGACGTAGTTGTTGGCTTGAACGATGGTTGCCTGCGTTCCTACGGCAATCGTGTGCGAACCAAGGCTGATGGTGCGGCTGGTATGCCCGCCGGCGTAAAAGCCAACGGAACTGGACCCTAGCAGCATGATCCAAGTGATGTCGTAATCGTTTGGATCAGAGTAGATCGAGGAGGCGTAAACGCTGATGATCGGGCTGGAGGAACAGGCAATCGCGCCCGACGTGCCAACAAGGACATAAAGGCCGCCAGCTTCATGCCCTCCGTAATACGTTCCGGTAAGGGTTGTGGTGGAACGAATCCATTCAGCACCAGTAAGCGATTGCAGCGTTCCCCAGCTATCGGCACCAGCGGTAATAAACCCATCTTGGCTGCCAATCATGCAATACCAAGGGGCCGTGTAACCGGCGACGTCCTTATCCCGCGTGCGGGTCCAGGTCGCACCGTTGGGCGATGTCCAAATGCTGCCGTTCTGATTTACGATGGCAAAGAGGTTGGCGCCGAATACCGCATCCGTAGCCATCAACCCGATGGGATCCGGGTCAGGGATAGCGGAATAAGACCACGTCGTCGCATTCGTGCTGTAATGCACCAGAATCAGGTACGGAAAGGTGGCGACAAACGTACCGTTGCCGTAAACAATGTGGCCTTCGATGCCAGCATTGTGAGTTACAATGTACGACTTGCTCCACGTCACCCCATTGTCCACGCTGGTGTAGCTGTACCAGTTGTGGCCGCTGAAGTACTCGTAAGCCAGCACGGCCCACTTTCCGTTGCCGTAGGCCACGGACATATTGTGGTCGGACGTGCTGTTGCTGACGGGATTAGTCCAAGTGACGCCATCCGTGGACGTGCGGATTCCGGTGGTTACTCCCGTGTTCAGTTTGCCTACGGCGACGAACACTCCGTTGCCAAACTCCACGGCTTGAAACGGAGGGGCGAGGACAAGGATCGTCTGCGTCCAGTTGCTGCCATCCGGTGACGTCATCACCGTTCCGTAGCCCGCAGCATCCACGCCTACGGCTACCCAGACGCCATTACCGTAGGTCACGTCGTTCCATGTGACCGTGGCGTAGGCTGTACCTGTCGTCCACGTCGTTCCAAACGGCTCTGCTCCCAGTTCGGGCAGGCAGACAAACCCGCCCCGTGTCTGGGCATCCTGCGAGGTGAAGTCGTGGTTTACCGCTGTCTGGACGTTGCCCGGCTTGATGTTCTCGGGGGAGTTGTACTCATCCACTCCAAGGAATGAGTTATCGCCCACCGAGGCCGGTTGGTCGTCCAGATTACCGTATGAGCGGTAGCGGTTCATTGCGTACGACCCCGCCGAGGGTGCGCCGGTTAGGCGTCCTTCGTCAATTCCGCGACCTTGGCCTCAAGCTCGGCGATCCGTGCCTGGGCCTCCGTCAGGGAGTCAACCAGCACAGCCATCGACTGCTGCTGGAGCTGGCTGATGATCTCGGCCTTGATGAGGTCTTTTGGCTTGGACATTAGGCGCGGGTAAGGCCGAGGTTAGCGGAGATGCAGTCGAGCTGGTAGTTCTCATCCTCATCGGACGGGCCAGCCGCCCAATCGTCCCACTGCGTTTCGGTCATGTCCACGTTGCCGTTCTTGAGCACCGTGACCACCTGCTCGGTGTACGGCTCCGTAATCGTCGGCGTGCCGAAGGCCGGAACCGCATTGCCGTCAGCGTCCACGCTCTCGGGAACGTAGGCGGGATTCGGCACCTCGCGGTCCTTCGTCACCACGTCCACGGCTTGCAGTTCGTAGTAGTAGGACGGCGGCGGGCCGAGTCCGATGCTGCGGATGTAGAGCGTGTTGGCCGTCGAAGGATAGACGGCGACGGGGACAATGTTGGTTTGCATGATGGTTAGATGTTAGACGCGCTTGACGACGTTACCAGCGGATGTGTCCACCCAAAGGTCGCCAGCAGAAAGTCCGGTGGATGATGTAGGCAACGACGAGAAGTTGACCTTTCCGGTCTCAACACGAAATCCGCTGCCGGTATCAATGCGGACGTAGCCCGTGCCTTTGGCTCGCAGATACACGTTTCCGTTGGTGCCGGAGGTGGCGTTAAGAACCAAATTGGTCGTGCCGTAAAGGTCACCCGCAAACGTCGCGTTCTGGCTGCTGTCGAGCGTCAGGGCGAGCGTGTTGGCGGTTAGCAGTTTGATCGACGAGGATGCCGCTTCGGCAGCAATAGTGAACGTGGGAGTTCCGCTCTCCCAGTACGCATAAGCCTTTCGAGTTCCAGCAACCCGAAGCCCAAGCACCGTTGAGGTTCCAGAAAGTGCATCCAGCCCAACCTCTCCAGCCGCCGTCCGATACAACGCCGTGTCCGTCCCAAACCCAATCCCTCCCGCGCTGGTGGAGTGGGTGGCGAGTTGGAGCTTGCCGTTGCCGGAGTCGGTGGTCGTGCCGAGGAGGAGGTTGCCGCCGCTGGGCTGAAGCAGGAGCGGGTAGGTAGAGCCGCCGCCAACTTGGATGTAATAACCGTAGGTTCCGCCAGAAAGGAACGCTTGCTGAACTTCAGCGGTCGTCGTGCTGATTATGCGAAACGCTTGATTAGCCTGATACGCTGAACTGGGCGACGCAACTGATGCAGCGTTGAAAGTGCTGCCACCCGTCCCGCTGACTGTGAGGTTTCCGGCAAGGGTGATGTTACCGGTGCCTAACGCCATCCGAAATTTGTTGGTCGAGTCTTGGTCAATCTTGAAGTCGCCACCATCCGTCCCGCTCAAATAGACATTCCACGCTCCGATGTTAGTGTTTTCCAGAGTTAGTTTTGGAACACCACCCAGCACGCTTGTTGATCCTCGAAGCAATGGAGAAGGCGCGGTTGATGTAATTCCGCCAGTCCCGCTCACCGTCAGGTTGCCGCCAAACGTCGGGCTGTAACCGTTTAGCTTCCGCGTGCCGTTCGTTGCTCCGTCAACGGCAATGAAGTCATCCGATGCGGTGACTGCCGCTGTCGTGGAGAGGTCTTTGATGCGTTTGTTAGCCATGGCGGGTGCGATTAACGGCGTTCAGAGTACTCAAGGTAGTCACCTGTATCAGTGACCAAGAAGTCGGATGTATTGGTGATTAGACGGCCATCGAACACGCCGGGCTCCTCGTTGTCTTGGAGGACGGTATCATTGAGGCCGGTGGCTAACCGCTGTCCCAGCACAGCGCATTGACTGGCGAGTAGGCCGATCATGTCAGTTACAGCACTCCCTTGGTGATCCCGTTGGCAAAACGCTTGCCAAGCATATTGGATGCGCTGCCAAACGGGGAGTTCACAACTGGAACTCGGAGGCTTGGATGGCGGCGCTGGTGGCGCCCTGACGAATGAATTTGGCCTGCTGGGCGGCGGCGACGGACCAGGTGTACTGGGAACCGCTGTACAGCCGATGACCATTCGTGCTGGTCGGAGCCGAGCCGTCAAAGGTGCACATCACGTCGGCATCCTGCACGTCCAGCACGATCATGGTGCTGGTATCGCTGAACGTGGAGAACTGGACGCCACCAGCGGTTGCATCGACCGTCAGGCGTTGATCGGCTACTGCGCTTCCGCGATACCAAGCCGGCTTCGGGAAGATGTTGTTTAGGTTAAACGAGGCCATGGGCGATCGGGTGGTTAAAAGTTACCAAGAACGGTTCTGCGACGTGACGTGGGTGAAAACACTCATCTGGAAGTTATCGGGCATCTGCCGCTCAATGCGGTCCCATTCGTTGAGCTTCTTTAGCTCCGCCGTTTGGTAAGCGGACTGGGCTTTCTCCATCTGGCCATCCTGCGTCAGCCAGTCCCCAAAGGTCTGCCAGACCAAGATACCAGACAACGCCTCGGGCAGTTCCTGTAACTCCCACTTGGACGGGGTATCCTCGGGGTCTTGGCCTGCCGTCGTGGCGCTCACGCACTTCCAGTAGTCGGACGTACCTACCTGCGCCCCGGTCGTCCGCGTGTAGTAGACGTACTGGCCGGCAACATAGGTGGCGGTGGCACTGAACACATCGCCGCTGTAATTGTAAGGGGCACGGCGGTAGAACAGGTAGACCGGGTTAGCAGGATTGGTGTTGTACGAGACGTAGCCATTCGTCCCCATGAAGCCACCAGCCGTGGAAATCATCTGGAACCCATCCGTCGTCACCACGAAGCCTTGGGGACGGGGGTAGCTAACCATCGCGGGGTTGTCCACCCACGCTTGGAAGAGGACATCAATCACCTTCTCGCCAGTCTGGTCGTACGGTACGATGAACTGGTTGGGGCTGACATTCGTCTCCTGCACCATCAGGTTGCCCCAGAGGTACACGCCCTTGGTGATGTCGCCTGCGTAAGAGATCGTGCTGCCATCCGTCGATACGCCAACGGAGTAGGCGAGGCTGGTGCAAGCGGTGCCGCTGGTAAACGTGATCGTGCAGAGGAAGAAGCCGTTCGGGCACTGCTGGATGTTGGCGGACGAGACGTTGGCCTGCGTCCCCACGGTCCCAGCTTGGACGTTAAAGAACGTGCTGAAGCTGGTGGTACCGTCGTTGACCACTAGCTGGATGTAGCTGCGGCCATTCGGGCGGGCGTACACGGACGCCTGGTACTGCGTGCTGGGGAAGCCGGTGACGCTCTGGGCTACTTTGTGCTGCCCATTTGTGACCGTTTCCAGCACTTTGCTGGCTGTCGTCCGATTGTCAGCGGGGTTCGGGATCGAATTAGCCGTTACGGAGACGTTTGTAGCCGTCCAGTAAGCCGTCTGGCTGACATCGTTGGGATACGTCAGCAGATCCCCCGCAAACCGTGCCTCACCCCAAATGGACAGGTCGGGCCAGTTACCAGCGCCCCAAACCTGCCGTACATTAGCGTTAAACAGCGTATTGAGGCTTTCCGCAGTCTCCGTGGTCAGCCGGCTAGTCGGGACTCCAATAAGCCCGCAAAGCTGGGTTAGCGCCGTGCTGTACGGAGTCGTCCTCAAGTGTCCTTTTGCTTGCCCATCCAGCCTCCCGTCAGGCCGTGCCGGGCGGGATTAACCTTCGGGCGGTAACCCGTCGCGCAGAGGTGAGGGTTATCCTTCAAGTACTCCGGCATCCACTCATGCACGTTGTTGCCGTGCTGCGCCTGTAGCCGAAAGAACAGGCGACTGTTGATGCGAGCGGCCATCTGCCCCAACCCGTCCATGCGGGTGGAACCCTGTTCGCGCATCTTGGCGGCCAGACGGGCTTGGTCTTCATGGACCTTGGCCTTCTCGTCTGGGAGACCGTTCACGATCTCGCCCCACCACTTGCGGACGAACTCCTTGGGTACTTGGGTGACTATGCCGCTGTCGCTCACCATAAAAGAGGGAGGGGGCAGAGCCCTTTCGGGATGCCCCCAGTAGTATCTCGGTTATCCGAGCTTCGTCGGATCGGACAGATCGACGATGTTCAGGTAGATGTCCAGTTCGCCAGCCGTGAGGGCGGACGGGCTGCCACCGGTGGCGTTCGTGAAGATCGCAACCAAGTTCGCAGTCGCCGTAGCGGTGCGGATGGTGGCGGTCGTCGGGACGCCGGCCAGAACACCAGCGGTCAGCACCGATTGCGCGGTGACGAGGCTGTTGGTCGTGGTCGTGGTGCCAACCTGGATCGTCATCGCGGTCGTGCCGGCAAAGGCAGTCGTGATGTTCACCAGAGCATTGTTGAGCACATACTTCGACGGGAGGGCGCCCAGCGTGACCGTAACCGTGTCGGTGGAACCGGCACCGTAGGCAACGTCGGACGACTTGACCGTGAACTTGTGCGAGAAGCCACGCGCCTGCTCTTGCAGCGAGAGCGAGTTGGTGCGGGCGCGGGCGATGGTAACAGCAGTATCAGCCATGGTAGTATTCTCCTATTTTGGTGGCTGTGGTTTAGCTGGACGCGGCGAACTTGCCGAGGCCGAGCGGGTTTTTCACCATCAGGGTGAGGGCCGCGAGGATGAATCCGCGACGACCACCGCCGAGGTCCGGCAGCTCGTTGGACTCAATGCCGAGCATGTAGCCGATGCCAACCAGCTCGGGATCGATGACGTAGCCACGGGCCTTCTGCTGGCTGGTGGTGGCCGAGGGATCAGCGGAATCAAGGATGCCGTTGAACAGGTCGGGCACGATGGTCACGGTGTGGAAGTCACCGACGTACATCGTGACGTCCAGGTCGATCTGGTGCTCGGAGGCATCCTGCGTGACCTGATAGGTCTTCGTGGTGCCGGACGCACCCTCGGAACGCTGGAACTTGGAGATCGCACGCTTGAGCGACGGACCAGCGAACAGGGTGTAGGAACGGCGACCGCCAACTTGCTGGAAGATGGACTGGAAGACGTCGTTGAAGGCGGACTCGGACAGCGAACCGGTGGCGGTCGTGTCGATGTTCGCGGTGGGCGTGCGGAAGGCAGCGGGAACGTCCGAGCCGGGCGTGTTGCTGATCCACTTGCCTAGGGCGCGCAGCTTGTAGGGCGCCGGAGGAGCCTCTTGCTGGCGGTCATTGTCGGAGCCGATGCAGGCTTCGATGTCGCGCTTGATCTCGCGCATCGCCTTCATCTTGGCGTTCGCAACCTCGCTGGAAACGCCAGCGACGTCCGACGCCTCTTGCAGGCGGGACACCATCCATTGCTCGCGGAACTGCTGGACGTAGTTACCGAGACGCGCACGGTTCACGGCTTGGTTGCTGAACGCCAGGACATCCTGGCCTTCCAGCACGCCACCGAACGAAACCGGCGACAGCGTATCAACCTGCCACTCCTGATACGCATTCGTCATGCGCTTGGTCTTGGCGAAGGTCGAGATCTTCGGAGTATCCTCGGGAGCGAGGATGGTGAGGAAGTCGGTGAGATCTTCACGATCTCCCGCGACGTTGTAAGTGGTTGAGAGGGCCATGTTCTAACGAAGTTTAGCGGTTAAGTTTAGCTTTTTCTCGGGCCAGAAGGAACGCTGCTGCCTCGTGTGCCGTGACGCCGCCTTTCTTCGACAATTGCATCCGCATAGCTTCCAACTGATTGGCAGTCTTGGCCGCACTCGGGGTGCGGACATCGCCGCCGGCTGAAGATACGACCGCCTGACTGGACGGTGGCTTGGTGCTCATGGCCTGCTTCGGCTTGGCTTCTGGCTTCGCCTTCTGCTTGGCCTCAAGGGCTTTCAGGCCCTCGATTTGCACACCAATGATCCAGTCCGCGTTCGGCAGGTTCCTCATCCACGGCATCTGTGACAACGCCTGCTGGGCAAGGACGTATTCGGGCGCCTGCTTGTCCTTCAGATACGGGAATAACTGATGGGCAACCTTCTGCGCCTCCTGCTTCTGCGTCAGGAACTGCGCTCGGGCTGGGATGTCGTCATCAAGGGTCTTCTCCGCGTTGCGGAGGATCGCCTTAAGCTCTCCCCTGCCCAGCACGGTGTCACCCACGCGGACAGGTTCAAAGTCATCCCGGTCTAGTTGCTCCTGGGCAAAGCGTTTCGCCTCTTTCGCCTGATCTCTCAAGGTCTGGAGGGACTGGAAGTCCTCAATCTGCGCCAACGGCACATTGCTGGGCAATGGCTGGGCAGGTGCAGGTTGGGCGGCTTGCTCGGGCTGGTCGGCCTTTTGGGCCAACTGCGCCTGCATCTCCGCCAACTGGGCTTCCAGAGCTTTGCGCTTGGCAACCTCCTTGCCGATACGCTTGTCGATCTTCTTCTGAAGCTCGGGTGTAATGTCTTGGGAAGGAACGTCGGCCTCGCCTTCGGGCGTTTCCGCCTGCTGGCTGGGCTCGGCAGATTCGGCGGTAGCCTCATCTGGGTTGGTTGAATCGGACTGCGCTTGGTCCGGCGCGGGGGTAGCTTGTTCAACCTGTCGTTGGGCCTTCGCGTTTTCCGCCTCCATGTTGAGGAGACGTTGCGCGGCTTGCGCGACACTCAAGTTACCTTTCTTCGGTGCATCACCTTTTGCCTCGGGGGTTTGGGCCGCCTCGGCGGGCTGTGAAGGAGCGGATTGAACTGTTTCGTTAGACATGGGTTAGAGCCCCCAAGGGCTGTGGACATGGCGGGTGCCAAGTGACGCTACGGGTGCAATCCGCACACCCGTGTGTCAATAGGAATTATTAAACGGGCTAATACCCGTAGTAACAAAACTAACCAGCCCGCTGCTCGGCGTCGATTTCCGCCTGCTCCATCTGCTGCTGGATGAAATCATCGTAGAGCCCGATGATCTGCGAGTACGCCCGCAGTTCACCCGTGGCCGCGAGCGTCATCCGCTCGTCCTTCACGACGGCATCCGAGCAGAGGTCGATCATCGTGGAGTGCTGCATCTCGCGCATCTCCTCAATGAAGTCAGCGAACGCATCGTTGCCCACCAACCTGAACATCGACTGCCTCAGCCGGCCAAACTTTTCCGCTGATGTCAGGTTGGGGTCGCGTCGTTTTTTCATTGAGAGGTCGAGGCAGGCATTGGTCCGGGCATCTGCGCCCCAAGGCGACCGATGACCGAATTTCTGGCCTGCATGATCTGGAATTCGTATTGCTTGGCACGGGCGTCCAGACGCTCACGGAACGCTTGGTCCTGCGAGTAACGCTGCTGGACGTCAGGCTGCTGCAAGTACTGCTGGATGACTTGCAGGCCGATCTGCGGCGGGGTGCCAGGCTTGATGTTCTTCGGGATGCCGGCGAAGATTTGCGCCAGATCCTGATGCTCTTCCTGCACGACCTGCTGCTGACCTTGCTGCGCGGGACGGATGATGCGCTCGGCCACGTTCGGGTCGATGGATGAGATGAACGCGGTGCAGAGCGCACCCCAATCGACGACACCTTCGCGGTCAAGCGACTGTGCGCCTTGGATGATCGCCGTCCACTTCTCGCTCATGCGCTTGAAGTCCGGCGACTGCACGTCCCAAGCGAGGTAGAAGTCGAACTCCTCGTTCACGTCGCCCTTGTTGAAGAGCTGGAAGTTCGGGTCCTTGACGCCCATGACGCGGAACGCCACTTGGTCCTGACCGTACTGCTTGTAGAGCTTCCACACTTGGCGGAAGCTGCGGGCCAAGCAGCCGAGGAACTTGTCCACCTCAAACTGGTTGTAGATCGGGTCGATCTGCGGATCTCCCTCGCGGCTGGCAAAGCCGTTGTACTCCTTGAACGAAGCCTCCAAGAGATTCTCGGAGTTCTCCGTGTTCATGTCCGGTATCGGACGGTCGGCGTAGTGGTATTCGTTCGGACGCCGCTCCGAAATCATCGCACCTGGGCCCCAACGACCCGGCGGGCGGCCCTGCGGGTAGCAGATCGGGGGAAGGATGCCGAGGGAAGCCGCGTCAATCCGGCTGTCCTTGTGCGCCTTGATCTGGTCCTGCCACGGCTTGCCCGGCTCGGGCAGACCACGGGAGTCATGCAGCTTGCGCGACAGATACTCGCGGCGGTACATGACGAACGGGTACTCGCCGTGCGCGTAGCCGAGGAGACCGCTCTTCGCGTAGCCATCCTGCTTGCTGTCGGGCGGCAGCATAGGATGGAAGATGGTGCAATAGATGCCCGGCGTGCCGTCCTCGTCGGACAACCGCTGGTAGGCGTACACGACGCCGATGCGGTCGGTGAACCGCTGCTGCGTGTACACGAACGAACGGGAAATGGGCTGGAGGTACTCGCTCGGGCTGATGGTGATCAGCTTGCCGCGCTGCTTCTGGATGGCTTGCTCCACCCACTCCGCATCCCACCCGTCGTTATGCACCATGCCGCGCAGTTGCTCGGCGGTGAAGTACTCGACGCGGTAGATGCCGGGCGCACGCTCCAAATCCGTCGAAAACGAGGGAATAAAGACGTGTTCGTCGAGGTTGAAGGCGCGGATGATCGGAAACGAACGCTCGGGGCCGTCCATCGGCACCGTCGTCTCACCCGTGTCCCGCAGCTCCTTGAGCATACGGGCGGCCTTGTCCTTGGAGCAGCCGTACTGCTCGACAAAGATGGCCTTGAGGTCGTCAGCCGCGCTCTTGTCCTCAATCAGCGCAACGATGTCGATGTTCGGGAACTGCTGCTGGAGATCCTGAACGCGGACGTTGACCAGCACCTTCTCGCGCCGCTTCTCCCAGAACTGACCCATGACCGCGAGACCCTTCTCGTTCATGTAGTTGGCGCACATCTCGATCTCGCGCTCAACCTCGGGGATCTGCGTCTGAATCAGCCAGCGCATGAAGTTGCTGACAAGCTGGCTGCGGGCTCCGTCCTCGGACCCGACGGGCACCGCCGTCAGGTTGGCCCGCTTGAAGGCCATACATTGCATGGCCACCTTCTTGTTGATGATGTTATCAACGAGGAAAACGCGGAGGTCAGAGGCACCATCCCACGGCGTCGGGCTGATCTTGCTGCCTTCGCGGGCGTGCTTCTTGCCGTCGGCGGACTGACCGTTCCAGATGGCGTAACGCGTCTCGTAGTTCAGCCGGCATTGGTCGATGAACGGCTGATTGTCGCGCACGCAGTCCTCAAAAGCCTTCTTGAGAAGGTTGAAGTCCACGCCCTTGTTCTCGGCTGGTGCGAGTTGGAGGCCGGGATCGGGGGGAATGGAGACTGCGTTGCCGTCGATGGAACTCATATTGGCTTTAATAAGCGCACCTAATGCCGGCCATACTAAAGGCAAGAAGCATTTCGTTTAGTAAGACCAAGTCTTGTCCTGCACCTGCTCGGCGGCGTGCGGGTCGATGAACTCGCAGGCGGAGACGCAGAGGTAGCGCAGGCAGTCGATGGGGTCTTTAGTCGCCTCGTCCTTGCCGCCTTTGGCCGTGTACTCTTGCAATGAGTAAATCAGGTTTTGGCAGCGGTCGCTGATGTAGAGCTTCGGGGCGTTGAGCGCGGACAACGGCTTCTTCTCGTCGTAGGACAAGAGGCCATTGATGAGCTGGAGACCGTTTTCAATCTCAACGCCGGGGGCGGGGTGGAACACCATGCCCGCCGAGTCCAACTCGCTTATGATTGTTGTGGCGCCTTCGGCTGACTGCTTTTCCGCTGCACCGAGACGCGGGTCAATAAACCTCTCGAAAATGGTTTCGCCCTGCTCGCAGTGCTTGATGAGTTCAACGTAGTCGTTGATGCCTTTCTTGCTGCCTTTTTGCGCGGGGCCGGCTTTGCCTTCCGGTCCGGCTCCGGGCAAGGCCCAGTCGTCGTAATCGGGCCACTCTCGGTAGACCCACCAGGTGCCGGCGGCGTCGATGGCGACCCAGAGCATGAACCAGTTTTTGGATCCTGCCGGGTCCAGTGCCATGTAACGTGTGACGTTGTAGTCCACGTTGTTCGTCCACGGCATCTTTTCGTGAGGAATGACATTAACGTCCTTATTGAAGCCAGGAAAGACGCTAGTGATGCTTTTGGTGGGAACGCCATATGCACGGGCCAACACTTCGTCCTTGGAGCGACCGAGCAACTTGTTTCGGAAGTCGGAGGTGTCGATAAACGTGTTGTCTTCAGTCCAGAAATAGTAGATAACAGTTCCCGGTCGGGAAAGGGACTCTTGGACGACTGGTAGCTCTCGACCCACCAGCGGGGCAAATCGCTTTTCAATGGTACGAGTTTTCCCGAGGATGTCCTGTACCAGAGGTGTCCAGCCTGTGAGAGTAGTAAACGTGAGGATGATGCGTCCATGGAAGTCCGTGGTCCGGTACTGTAGCGTCTCAAACATCTTCTGCGGACATTCCTCGTCGCACCAGATCAAGTGGGCGCGGTAACCCTCGGCTACCTGCGCGTCAGCTTGGTAACTGCGGTAATTGCTAAACTTGATGCTGCCACCACGGCGGAAACCAGCAACAGGAGGCAGGATACAGATGTTATCAGTAAAGCCGTTCTTCTGGGAGTACTGGACACTGTGGTTGAGTCCTTTCTTGGTCGGGAGATTGCGGATGCCTTGCGGGAGAGCGTCCCAGACCATCCTCTGCTGGTCTTCGATGCTCCGATCCTCGTTGACGTGGTAGGCGCGGACCTCGGCACCGGGGATCGTACCAGCAGCCCACACGCATAACCTGCTGGCTATCATTGATTTGGAGCTCCGATTTCCACCTAGTATGATGTGGTTCGTGTACTTGCCCCAGTTGTTCATCACCGTCTGCCATGACGGTAGGATCCAGCCCGCTCCCACGGGGTTTTGCAGGGCTTCTTGGTTTCTTTGCTCTCGAAAAGCCAAATACGAAGCAAGTTTGTCGTGCGGCCAGCTCAACAACTCGGCGTCCGGTGGGTTTGGAATCCACGGAATTCCAAAATCGGGACGAAAATCGTCTGCGTAGTAGCGGTCAGCGAGCTGCATGGCGTTTTTTCATGTGGACGGTGTAGGTGAGGCGGCTGGATTCGACCTGCGCCCATGGAATCAGCCCTTGGCCGTCGATGTTCAGCCCTTCCGGCTCGGCGTAGATGCTGATGCGGGCATATTCCCGCGCTCCCTCCACGTCCGGCTCAATCAACCACTCGTCCACCGCTCGTTTTGTGACCATAAGCTCCAATACATCGGCCATTAGCTGCGGTAAAGTCCGATGGATGCGGCGTAACACGGTATTAGTTACGCTAATATGAGCTAACTTCGGTGGATTTGGTGTTCCAACCGATGCGACTGTGGTTTTCTTACCTCCACATGGCCCAAAAACGCATCCTCATCGGCACGCCGCTCAAGGGAGACATCCCCAAGTCGTACTTCCGCACCAGTCTGCAACTGGCGACGGCGGAGATACCCGACGTAAAGCTGGACTGGATCTTGTTGGACGGGCCTGCGGTGCAGATCGCCCGCAACGAGATCGCTGCGTATGCTGTCGAGCAGAAGTTTGATGAGCTGATCTTCTGGGACAAGGACGTGCTGGCCCAGCGGAATGGCGAGGACATGACGGCCAGCGCGATTATGCGGCTGATCGGGCACGACCGGGACATTGTCACGGCAGTCTACTCGTCGCGGTCGCTGGACACGCACTGGCACGTTCAAGCGATCAAGGGCGAGGAACCGGATGAGGCGGGACTGCAACGGGTGGAGCGGGCCAGCATCGGCTTCTGCAAGATCAAGGTGCCAGTGTTGCAGCGGATTGCGGCGCAGAACCCAGACCGGGTTGCCATCCTGACCGATCCCAACCGCGCTCCGAAGAGCGTGCCGGAGTTATTCCCGATGGAGCTGAAAGGCAGGAACACCAGCGATCATCGACTGAAGCAGGTGTGGGCGGCGTTGGCCGAGGTGAAGAACGACTCCGTGCTCCGCGCACGCATTGAGCGCGAGCTGACAATCCGCTACGACGAACCCAACGTGTTCATCTCGGAGGATTACGGGTTCTGTGATCTGGCGCGGGCGGCGGGCTACGACATCTGGATGGACACGCTGATGGTGCTGGGCCACCAGGCATCCGTCACGGTGCCGATTGAGAGCGCCAAGCTGCTGGAGATGCTGTCCGAGCCGTGGCGCAAGGAGGAATTGGCGATCATCAAGCAGCAGATGCTGGAGGCGCAGGCCGCGAAGAAAAACAAATGAGCAAATACGAATTTACCAACGACTGGTTTGAGCAGACCGCCAAGGAAAACTTTGAGCGGATACTCCCAGCACTGTGCAAAGATCCTGGTCTCGTCATTGAAATCGGATCTTACGAGGGAAAGGCCAGCATCTGGATGCTTGAGCACCTAAAGCCCCGTGCGTTGATGATGGTCGATACTTGGAGGGGAGGAGCGGAGCACGCCGGCATTGACATGGAGGCGGTCAAAAAACGCTGCATCCAAAACATCAAAAACTGCAAGAACGGCAAAACGCACATAGCCGTTTTGGAAGGAAAGTCGGTTTGCGCGCTCTGTTCGCTTTTTGAGCCTGTTGAAGATGGAGCAAAAAATCCTGTGGCCGATTTCATTTACATTGATGGCAGCCATGCGGCCCAGGACGTGTTGGCCGATGCGTGTGTGGGTTATGCTTTGCTCCGAGACGGCGGCATCATGGCGTTTGACGATTACACTTGGGCGGAAAAACAACGCAGCGAGCTAAATCCATTGGACAACCCGCGCCTAGCCATTGACGCCTTCTACAACATCTACCGACGGAACTTGCAGATCATTCCGTCAACTGCCCCGCAATTTTGGGTGATGAAACGCGAATGACCTTCATCAAGTTTCCGTGCGGAGATCTGGAGCCGGTAACCATAATCAAGTACGAAGGCACCCAAGTATGCGTGAAGATGGAGTTCGGCCTGTTCTGGACAGATGCGGACAGACTGTGGATGTTCCCATGATACGCGGACGACGCACCAACACGTTTGATGCCGAGCGGAGAGGCGCGATTGTCCGGCACATGTACTTCCGACTAGGAAGGAAGGAACGGGAGATCGCTTCCGAGTTGGGCATCAGTTGCAGCACCGTGAACTACTACAAGAACAGGCAGAAGCGATGAACGCCGCAATGCGCGTACTTACACCGGAGGAGAAATGGCACGCAGGCCGTCAGGCTGATGCGTTCTTCGGCCTGCTCGACCAGTACAACGCGCTAGTCGATGAGAACGTGGCGCTACGTCAGATTATGGAGGACTTGGCGCGGCAACATTGCCACACCAGCCTAGCAGGCCGCGACTACAACGGTCAGGTAGCCAATACGCTTGTCACCGACTCAGGCGCACTTACCGCCAATTCCATCGCGCTGCGTCGCCTAGCCAAGGATGGCAAGTTCCGCATCGTGGCAGAGCACGGACGAATGGTTGTCGGCTATTGGCCCGAAAACGACCCACAGAAGCAGGAGACGCAGCCATGACTGACACGCCGCTGACTGACGCCGCTGTCCGTGAAATCCTCCAAACGGGTCAGCATCCCAAGGTAAAGGCGGAGTTTGCTCGTGACCTAGAGCGACGCCTAGCCGCCGTTACCAAGCAACGTGACGAGATGTTCCGTGCCCTAGCCGAGCCTATTAGGCCGGCTGACTGACCACCGTCTGCTTCGTCGGCTTCTTCACCTCAACGTCGATGTCGTTGGGGTTAGGCAACTCTACGGGGGCCGCCTGCACGGTCGGGACGGGCATCTTCCCGCTCAACCGTGCCACGATCTCCTCCTTGCTCAACTGCCCGTAGTTGTTGACCTGGATGTTGACGTTGGCGCCCTGCGTGGCGTTCAGCCCGGCCAGCCGTTGCCGCTTGTCAATCGCCACGGCCAAGTTAAACCCGAGGCTGTTCAGTGGAGTGTCCTCCACGGTATCCAGCATCCGGTCCACGATGCGGTCAGCCAGGTTGTCCAGCTTACCAATGAGTCTTTGGTTGAATTCTTCCACGGTGATTCCCACGATTCGTTGAAACAGTCGTTTGTCCTCCTCGGTCACATACCCGAGGCGAGGATGCTTCTTCAGCCCCAGCCCCCTTCCCTCCAACGTAGCCACCGCCAGATCGTTGACGAGCTTTTGCGGTGAGTACGTCGTCCGGCCATGGCTGCCATCCGTTTTGATTCCTTCGGGCATGGCGCCTACCGTCCCTGCCCGTTGGCCCACATGGCCGCCTCCGCCCTGATCCGGAAGATGTAGTCTTCCGCTGACTCCTGCTTACGCGGGTAGTCCGGCTCCTCCCGTTGGAACTGCGGCAGGATTGCTTTGGGAGTTTGTTGTGCATCCAATGACGCTTCGGGCGTTTGCTGTTCACGAATCGCGGATTCATGCGCCACAACTGCGTCCTCAATTTGTGGCACGGACTCTGACCCCGAGTCTGACCCTGACTCTGGCTGCGGCTGTATCGGCCTGCCATCCGGCCCCTCGTTCACGTCCAGCCTCCGTACGACCTCATACTCCGCATCCGTGTCATCGCCACTCACCCACACCCGATTCACCAGCACCCGTTCTCCCCTCACCAGCCCTCCCGTCCACAGCCAGTTCCCCACCTTCGTCCACAGCTCCCCCTTTTCACCAACCACCCTCAACTCATTGTACTGCTTGTTCCGACACAACCTCCCCACAATCCCCTCCCCACCCTACGGCCACCCGCTTACAACTTTATCCGTAAG